ATCTTTTGTTTCTCTATCCTTATTGATATTATTAATATCTCTTTGATATCTTTCTTCTACCAATAGTTTTCTTCTATTCTTTTCTTCCTCATCCAGAACCTCATTCTCATTCAATTCTTTGATTCTTTCATTAGCCTGAATTCTCGCTTCAACTCTTCTTCTTTCAAATTCATCATAGGTATCACCAAGGATCTCAAGTTGGAATTGTTGTTCTTCAAGATTTCTATTAAAATTATCCAACGCTTGTTTATCCGCTAATGCTCTGTTAAATTCTTCTGTTTGTCCTGTAACAAATGCAAGTGCTCTTGCAAGACCATCCAATACAACAACAAGACCCTCACCAATTAAATCGATAAGTGGTTGTATAGCTTTCTCCAATACATCGAATAACACACCAAGTCTTGCGACCGCATCTTGAAGTGGTTTAAATGTATTAAATGCCTTAACTACCGCAGCGATTAACGCTCCGATCAATATAACTAATGCACCAATACCTGTGGCAGCGATTGCGTTTTTAAGGATTGGGAATGTCTTGGTAAGACTGATCATCGCAGCTCTTGCGTTCTTCAATCCATCATCAAATACTTTGAATTGACTTACAGCCTGACCAATAGGACCTGGTATAGCGGATAATGCATCATCCAATTTCTGTGTTTGGAATCCTACATCTTCTTGTACTTCTTGTAATTCTATTAATTGAGTAGTTAACGCATCAAATTGTGCAGCATTATCTGCAGTACGTGGACCTAATGCCTGTAATTGATTGGTTAATTCTCTGATTTGTGTACGTAATGATTTTGCTTTACCATCAGTTTTACCGAACTCATCACCCGTATCTGTTACTTCATCTTTGGTTTGAGCAAAGATCTTCTCCAACGCCTCAAGATCACCCTTTAATTTGTCAAATTGTTCAGCGTTTTGTTCTGTTCTTTGACCCAATTCATCAAGGGATTTCTTTAAATTGTCAGCGTTTTTCTTAAATATCTCAAGTTGTTTGGATGTCAATACAACATCCTGACCTTCAATATTAATTTTTATAGTTAATTCCTTAGCCATATTCTATGTTATTAAGGACAACCTGATTGTCCTGATACTACTTGTAATGAGTTATTTACTGTTTGTAATGGTGATGTGGTTGGTGCCACATTATTCCATACCCAAAAATCTCCTGAAATTGGTTCAACATATCTCTGTGATGCAATCGGTGGAGTTGTTGAGGTACTATATGCTGGTCCTTCAGGATCACACGCATTTAATGTATACCATAATACTTCCTGTGTTGCAGTTGGTGTAGGTGTTGGTGTAGGAGTTGGTGTTGGGGTAGGTTCACCACCTGTAGGTGTTGGTGTAGGAGTTGGTGTTGGAGATGGTTCAGGAGGTGTAATTGAATCTATTTCCAAATTAACACATACAGGATATACACTTCTTTTACCAATAAATCTTACCTCAAAATAATATGTACCATTAGTGAATGTTGTTAATCCAAACATATCAGGTGTTAATGGTAAATTAGATGTAACACTAGCACTAGATACATCCAACGAACTTGTTCTAAAGAACGCTAATGTAATCCAAGGTTTATAATATAACTGACCTTCTGCCATTCCGTGTAAACTAGCATAATGTAAAAAATTACTATCACTAATAAAAGGTTCTGCGTTGTTCTTAGACCAAGTTATGTTTAAAGATATTGTAATAAGACTATCTGATACTGTACTCGCACTAAATGTAGTAACAACACCTGATACACTATTATCATTAATAGTATGTACCATTTCTGTATCATATTGATATCTATCTTTGTTTGGATAAACAAAATCTCTATCGATTAATTGTTTTATATATTTTCTACTCATTACTATTAAATATAAATTTTTTATGTACAAAGTGTAGAACCTTGAGTTAATGTTAATCCAATCGCAGCATATGCGTCAATAGTTTCTTGTGACAATTGTTGTATACAAGATGTTGTACCTTCTGCAAAACCTGCTACGTTTATACTATAAGATCCACCTCCACATAATGTGCCATTCAATGATATTGTATCACCTGTTGTACTGATGTATTCATACACATAACAATTTGGTGCTACTGTTGGAGTAGGTGTAGGTGTAGGAGTACTAGTAGGTGTAGGAGTCGGTGTTACACTTGTAGGACTTGGTGTAGGTGTTGGAGATGGTGATGGACAAGTACCCCATAGAGATACCGCACCATCTGTACCAATAGTGAATACATTACCACCTGGTAATTGTTGATCCTTATACCACTTATCTTGACCGTTATATAAGTTAGCAGGAATAAATGTTGTTCCTGTATATAATGGTTCACCATTTGTTACAACAGCGTCAAAGAATGAAGAGAATCCTGATCCATTTACATATACAGTAATTGGTGATCCTGTTCCTTCACACGCTTCAGATTGTGAATTCCATCCCAACGGTGCAACACTTGTCTGCATATAGATTGTATACTGAGTAAATGTTGGACTCGGAGTAGGAGTCGGTGTAGGAGTCTCAGTAGGTGTTGGTGTAACTGTACTTGTTGGTGTAACACTTGGAGTAGGTGTTACAGTACTCGTAGGAGTCGGAGTAGGTTCTGGCTCGGTAGGTGTAGGTGTTACTGTGCTCGTAGGTGTCGGTGTTGGAACTGGCTCAGTAGGTGTTGGCGTAGGAGTACTAGTCGCAGTTGGTGTAACTGTTGGAGTAGCGGTAGGTACTGGCTCAGTAGGAGTAACTGTTGGAGTACTCGTAGGAGTCGGTGTTGGTACTGGTTCAGTTGGAGTAACTGTTGGAGTTGGTGTTACACTTGCGGTTGGAGTAGGTGTAATTGTTTCAGTTGGTGTAGGAGTACTAGTTGCTGTTGGTGTAGGAGTTGGTGTAGGAGGTACACAATTGTCTATACTACCATCAGAGTTAAGTCTTGTTATAGTAGTTAATGGACCTTCAGGTCCAGTTACTAGTTGACCACCTGTCATTATCTTACCATCTGATAAAACTTCAATATGATAAATGGTTCTACTAATTGAAGGTGCATTAAACGTGTTATCTAATGAACCATCAGTATTTAATCTAACTATTTTTGGTACACTAACTCCATTATATGTAGTAAACGCACCTGCAACCAATAATTTACCATCTGAAAGTCTTACAATTGAACGAACTGATGAATTAAATCCTGTACCTACATTAAATGTAGCATCGATTGTACTATCAGAATTCAATCTAACAATTCTATTATATGTAACACCACTATATGTTGTAAAATCACCACCTATGATAATTTTAGCATCAGGTTGTTCTTCAATTGCACGTACAGTACTATTTGGTCCCCAAATCAATGCTGTAGTACCAAAACCTGTGTCTAATGTTAAATTAGAATTTAATCTAACTAATCTATTTCTTGTTATACCACCACCTGTTGTATTATATGATGTAAAATCACCACCAACATATAGTCTACTTACAAATGATGATCTTTTAATAACTAATGCAGTATTGTTAAATCCTGTAGCTGATGGTACTGTTAAACCACCATTTGGTCCTAATAGAACTCTTCTATTTACTGATGTTGCATTATATACTTGGAAACTACCAACATAAAATATATTACCTGTATTAGTTATTTTAAGATCAAATACAGTACTACTAAATCCAGATCCTATATTGAATGCACCATCAACAGAACCATCAGTATTTAATTTTATTGCTCTTGTTATTGATGTTCCATTATACGATGTGAAATTACCTGCCACATATATTTTTCCATCAGATTGTATATCGATAGCCCAAGCAGCATTATTAAATCCTGTACCTATATTAAATGTATTATCTATTGATCCATCAGTATTTAATCTTACAATTCTATTTACTGCAGTATTATTATATGATGTAAACGAACCGACAAAAATTATCTTACCATCACTTTGTGCTTTAAAGTCATAAATGTTACCATCAAATGACGTACCTACATCAAAACAAGTAACAGGTGTTGCAGTTGGTGTTGGTGTTAATGTACTTGTAGGTGTAGGTGTAGGAGTCTCCGTTGGAGTTGGTGTATTAGTTGGTGTTGCACTAGGAGTAGGCGTAGGTGTTGCGGTCTCCGTAGGTGTAGGAGTAGCAGTGATTGTTGGACTCGGAGTAGGAGTACTAGTCGGAGTAGGAGTTGGTGTTAATGTCTCAGTTGGTGTAGGAGTAGGTTCTCCACCTGTAGGCGTTGGTGTAGGTGTACTCGTAACTGTTGGAGTCGGAGTAGGTTCTCCACCTGTAGGTGTTGGTGTTGGTGTTTCAGTTGGTGTTGGTGTATTAGTAGCTGTTACCGTTGGAGTCGGAGTTGGCTCTGGCTCGGTAGGTGTAGGTGTAGGAGTACTAGTAACAGTTGGTGTATTAGTTGGTGTATTAGTTGGGGTTACTGTCTGTGTTGGAGTAACACTTGGTGTAGGCGTAGGTGTTACGGTTTCAGTAGGTGTAACTGTTGGTGTAGGAGTTGGTGTTGGTAAAATAGGTAGAGCAACTATTCTATATTCAAAGTTATATGCATTAGTTACAGTTGTCGCTGTAAATGTTAAAGTAGTTGAATCAGGTGTTGTGGAGGTATCAAAAGTAACTGAGTTATCAAATATACCCATATTACCATTGAAATCACCTGTTGTATAATCTCTTCTAAATATACCTGCAGAAAATGGTGAATCAGGTTCATAAACAAATGTCACATCAACAATATCACCAACTTCAATCTTTCCACCTGAATATAATCTAACTGCGTCTCTATAATTTATATATTTGGTGTAGAAAGATCCTACACCACCTTTTTGTATCTCAACTAAGAAATAATCTAAACCTCTGTCATTTACTGCTTCATCAAAGGTTATCAATAATGATCCTATCATATATGTAAATATAAATTAACACGGAGTTCCGCAAGTCGTTATTGTATATTGTGCCAATTGTGAGAATGGGAACGCTGGTCTTAAACTTTCACAGAAAATACATCCTGATATTACATATGTTCCTGTTGAACTAATATATTCATCGTATGTTGTTGTATCATCATCGTATCTTATCCATCCAACACTTGTTACATTCAATGTAGTACCCGATTTTAACACTGGTGGAACGATTGAACCAACATTCACACCCAAAGTACTAGCTGTAGAATAAAACGCCGCACAATTAGTAAAAACATTTAATGTTGCTTGTGTAAATCCTGAGTTAATTAACCAAATTGGATTGTTCTGATTATATATTGTTCCAATTGGATATTCTTCCAATGATAATAAGAAATTAAATTTGAAAGGATCATCTTCATAATCAATATAACCACCATTCTCATAATCATCTTCATCAATCTCAGCAATTGTATATGGTGCGTATTCATCAGCATTAAATGGTACAGATGATGTAAATCCTGTAGCATTACCACCTAATGTTCCAATAAAATAATCATACACAATTGAGTAATAATATAAACTCTCATATACACTATTACTACCAACAAAATTGGTCTTGAACTTATATACTGTATCAGGATCTTCACAATAGAAATACTTAAAGTATCTAACAGGATATTGTCTTGGATTATTGTTAGCTTGAATCAATTCAACCTTTGTTAAATCCGCTTCAGTTAACTTATAGTTATCTATCTTATTCCAAGTAAAATATTGTTCGTTGATCTTTATCAAATCATTTGGTCTTAGATTTCTTACATCATCCAATGATAAGTTGAAGAACCCTGATAAGAATCTTGTATTCTTGTCATATATATTTGTTATCCTATTTTCATAAAATAGTTTATATAAATCGTTGTCAGTATAGGTATTCAATAATGATACAGAATCACCAGCGATTGTTGTTGGTTCTTCACTATTAAACATTACACATATTGAGTCATTGGTAATCTTATTTGAATCAGGATTACCCATTGGCATCGTATGTGAAATCATTGGTGAGATCAATCCTCCCAATGGTGATGATGCATCACTCTTAGATACTCTAAAATATGAAGTTGTTGTACCTGTAATGGTAAATGTCTCCGCAGGATTATCCAAGAATGGTGAGAAATTACCCAAATTGAAGAACAACTTAGGTCTTGTCTTAACACCTTTGTAAATCCAATCAACTACTGTATTCTGATCATTAAATGTTATCTCTTGAGATGATTCAACATAGTTTATACCTAAAGGTATACCAACAGCATCAGATTCAAATTGTGGATTGTTGTTTGGATTCCACTTTCTAAATACCATCGGTCCAAATTCTGTTTGAATTGTCTTAGACTCAGACTTAAATTCAGTTGGATTGAATACCTTATTTTCTCCATATATCCTGTTATTAGCGTTCTTGAAATCCCTGTTTCCACTATCACCATCTTCTTGATCTGTAAGTATTAGTTCAGATTCAATAAAGTTCTGTGCAGGTTCTACAGTAAATCCTCTATCCCAAGATAATTTATTTGTCCAATCATATACATTACCCGTTCCAATATAATAATCATATGGTTCAATAATAATCTGATTTGGTACCTCAGGATCTGGTATGAATAATAAACCAAATTTCTTGGCAATTGAAGATAATATATCTATTTGTTTAATATTCTCATCAATAATCAAACTGAAATCGATATATGTTCCATCCTGCACATCTACAACACTATTTGTAGAACCTGGTAGATACGCTAATACCTTATTTGATAATCCAACATTGGATGCTGTATTATTATAACCGTTATCTACAATTGTTTCTACTTGATATGGACATCCTGCACCACAATCAACCCATTGTGTAGATTGGAATGTAAATGTTGCACTCGGTGTATTTGCAGGAATAATAATTGGTTGTTGATAATCGATAGGTGTACCGAAACAAGGATTCTGTGTAAAGTTTAATACTACTACAATTTCTTCACTACATAACGCAGGAACACCTGTACCTTTCTTTACAACATAAACCTCATAGGTATCTGTGAAATTGGAATAAACATCACCAGGACAAGATAATTCATCATCTGTTTGTACTTGAGAGGTATTAATAACAACCTCCACACCATCCAAACCAAATGTCTGTACTGGTGGAACCTTATAACTGAATTTAGATGAGTCATTGGAGAAATAACCATACATATACATTAACTTCATCCAAGGTGTTGTCATAAAGTCAGATTTGATTGTATATCCATATGTCTTAAACATTAGTTTAATAATTGAATATACATTCAACGCAGGTTTTAATTGGTTATCTCTTATACCATCTTCAGGTGAATTGATTCTATATCTCTGTACACCTGCTGCATATGCTGCAGCATTATCTGCCCAAGATCCTAACTTAGCTGTGGTAAATAATGACGTACCTGTTAATCCTGTATATTGAACAAATGTTGTATCACCCGATACCTGATAGTTATACCCTGTATGCATAACAGGATAGAAGTAATTTGAGGGTACTTCCTGACCACTTTTCAATGTCTCATATCTCCAACCCTGTAAAACATTATCTCTGTTAAAAACGTGGTTAAAATGATAATCAGGATCTCTGAAATCCAAGTCTCTTAATAGGTTGTTTCCAATCTTACCATACAAATCACCAATATTGGAATATAATGTTACATCATACTCAACCTTACTGTTCTGCACAGATATTCTATCTAACTTTAGATATCCTGTAAAATAAGATACATCATCAATCAATACATTACATTGAACCTTTTTAGTTGGATCAAAATATAATGATATGTTATCAACATTAAAGAAATTTTCGAAGAACTTATTATTCTTCTTACTACCAGGTAATTTAAGACCAATACTGAAATCAGAATTACGTTTAGCGATGTCCTGAATCTCAGCAAATGATTTGTTTATGGTCAAAGGAATGTCCCCGTATAGATCTAAAAAATCATACGTATAAGGTGTGTAGTTTATTGTCTGTATGTTTGGTACAAAAAATATATTAAAGTTACCACTAGCACCATCACTACCTTGTTTAAATCCAACAATATCTCCGTTTTTTACTTGGAAGAATGAATTGTTTTGTTCGGAATAAGATCTGAATACAGTTCTTGGATTGGATTGAAATGCGTGTTGAATAGATACCTCAAGATAGTTGTTGGTAAATGATACATCGGTTATATTAACATCGTAATATAATATACCATCACCTTCAACCAAAAAATATATTGCAGTACTATCAGCAGGGTATGTACCAACAAAAGGATCAGATGAAGTACCTGTTCCTGTATATGATATTCCTGTTGAAAAACTATCTACAGTTAGTGATGTATTTCCTGTGATAACAATATCACCAGGTCTATTTGTTTGTACTCTTAATACAGTTTGTTGTAATGACATATTAGAAACCTTTTTGTACAAAGTAAGAATCAGCATATTTACAAGTGATTCTGTACTTGTTTAATTTTTGATGTTTGGTATTAACAGTTTTTACTTCAGTAGATAATACTTGTATAGGTCTTAAATCCTTATATACTTTATCTTGTCTATCCATTGGTGATATGAAGTCTTCTTTCATTTCATATACCTGTGGTGAGTAAAATAATTGTTCTAACCACTGACCTTGTGTTTCTGATATATAGTCAGATTCCAACACAAATTCTCTTTCAACCTCAGTATTAAATGTTTTTAATGTTCTACCATAATCTCTATCTGGTGAAGATAAATTCGTTGAGTAATATCTGTTGTCAAATGTATTTCTACTGATTCTCTTGGTATCTTCTCTATATCTTGTGAATGTATAATAATCAAATCCTCCTCTATCATTTAAGAATGTAAGTCTTGTATCTTCAGGACCACAATTATCATAAAGATAGAAGTAGAATATCTCACTAGATGGACCGATTGCTTGGAATAATTCTCTACTATTGTTTCTCCAAGTTGGATAACTATAACAAATCTGTACGGTGTAATATGCTACCGTTGACCAATCTACTTGTTCAAATATATTGGTAATGTCTTTTGGCCCTACAGGTAATGCAAATACTCTTAGATTATCTGTATATCCTGTTGGTGATTCGTATGTTGTTCCACTAAAATTAATCTCTTGTTGGAAGAAATTGATGAGTGTATTACTCTCATTATAAAACTCAAATACAATAAAATCAGATTCTATCACTTGTCTATCTCCTGTCTGTCCATTTAAGTAATATAATACATAATTTTCGTGTTCTTGTATAGCTTGAATACGTGGTGCATCAGTCAAAAATCTTGATGTTTCCGATTCTTGTGGTACACTTGGATAATCAAATAAGAATTGAGACATTGGTGAATATCTACGGTAGATATCAACTGTATTAATAGTTAATCCTGTTCCCACAACTGTACCCAATTCCTGATCGAAGTTCTGTAACATAAACCTCTCATTCATTTGATGAGATCCACCCACATAGTCAAAATATTGACCTGTGGAGGTAAATCCTGATGCGGTGAACCCTGTGGAGGTTGCACAAAATGGAATGTCTGTATAGTGGTTTAAATTGTTTGTAGGGGAACCAGTATATTCTGTTACCAATGTTGAACCTGTTATATATTTGTAACCATATGTGAAGTTCGCTTTGGTATTATTTGGATATGGATTATTGATGTTGATGGTTTCATTTGTGTGATACCAATCATTTAAGTAATAAAAAGGATAGTGTTGTGTTTGTACGTAGTTAGATAGATAATCATAAGGTCTTATGTTGAATCTATATGTATATGTTCCACTATCTTCTGTTACGTTATATGGAACGATTGACATCCTTCCAACCTTATTATCATTTGAAAATATATCAACATCTAATTCCATTGAAGATACATAGGTATCACCTGTCAGTACAACTTCGTATGTACCTCCACGGGAATACAACATATCAACAGATCTTCTTAGTTGTGTATGGGAGTTTAACCCATTTGGGTATATTTGTGGATAACCGAAACTCATATTATATTCCTTCTAAAATATTTACTAGTTCTTCGAAAGTAGATTCCTCTAATGATTCAATTATTCTTGGATCATTCTCTAATTTCTGAATTGATATATCAAGGAAATTAGATGGTCTTATTCCGAATTTTTTTATGTTTTGTTGAATTGCGAAAGCAAAACTTCTTCTTGTTATAAATCTTCCTTTCTTATTTCTTCCAAGTAATTTTCTGTCTTTAATCCATTGTTCAATTGCACTAATTGGAACACCTTTTTTACCTGGTAGTCTACCTGATTGAACAAAAGGTCCATATGATTCCATATAGATCTCTATGACTTCATTTCCTCGGTTCTGAGAGACGTTTACATCAACAGAGTCTCTTAGTCTACCTGAAGCTACTTTGTCTCCTATACCCCTATTTTTTGAGAATCCAAAGGGATATCTCTTTTCGGATAAAGTATCCTGTAAAACTTCTTTTATTACTGGTGCTATTCTGTTAATATCCATATAGACTTTTTGTTGCATTAAAATTCGCTAATACTTCAGAATCACTTAGTGCTCTATTATATAATTCAAAAGTTGAAATATTAGAAGGATAATATGTTGGTCCGTTACCAACACCTAATCTCCATCCAACAGTTGAACTTCTTAGTGCTGTGTTTATTGTTCTTGATGTTGTTCTTTCTAATGAACCGTTTAGATATAATTTAACCGATTCAGGGTTACCAAAAGTAAAAACACCAGATCCATAATACCAAGTACCATTTTGTAATGTTGTTGTACCTTGTGTTTGTGCACCATTAGTGCCCACAACAACGAAATGGCTTAGTTTATTTGTATTATCTTTATATGTTGCGATACTAAAACCAGTTCCTGAACCATCTAAACCTCTTTGAAAAATAACTCTATCACTAGTTGATTGATTTACTCTAAACCATCCACCCCAAGACCAGCTTTGGTTATTTGCTCCTGCTGATGATCCGCCAAAATCAGCATAATCATTTGTACCATCAAAACTAAAATATGCAGGCGTGCCTGAGTTAAATGTTGGGCTATTAAATAATGTTGCATTATATGTAGTACCTGTAGCAAGACTATACCAAGTAGTACCTCCACTATATGATAATGAAGTATTTGAATCAACATATATGGTTAATCCACTTGTGTTAACTGGTATTACATAAGATGGTGTTGATTCTACTTTATTTAAATAAGCAAACGGTGCAAAATTCATATTATATTAAGTTTTTAACACTAACAAGATAAAGTGATGAACTATTGAAACTAATCATAGTTAATATATCTTTACTTGTACTTGTTGTAGGAACATATGATGATCCTGATGGTTGAAGTACACTGCTTGGGAAAGATACTGTTCCTGATCCTGTTGTAAATACTTCTATGTTTATTGTTTGACCTGGTTTAATGTTAGATGGCTCAACTCTCACATTACTACCACTTATTAATTGTAATGTAAAGAAATTACCATTATTTAAATCTAATGATCCTGTATTTGACGTTACAGATATTGAACTAACATTACCATTAACCGATCCTGTAATAATTTGATTTCCATTGAATGCATTAGAACCAGTAGTTGCATAGATACTCAAATTAGGAGTTGGTAAGTTTGTTAATAAACTACCATCACCAACGAAATAAGATGCAGTTACATCACCTGTTACAGTTATTGAACCTTGTCCATCCAATACACCTGCTTGTGTAAATGCCCATTCTTTTGGTGTACCGTTTTTATCTACAGATATTTTTACTTCACCATCCGCAACATATAAACTTGTGTTATTATCACTATTGATCAATTCAACTTGTCCACTTGCTGGTGCTGTAATTGTGATATCACCTATACCTACATTTGATATCTTACCATATTCAAAGAATAAAGAACCAGTTATAGTTTGATCACCAACAAATGTATTTGAACCTGTTATTGCTAATCCTATTTCATTTATTGTCTTAGATTCAGGATAAGAATTACTATCACCGATCCATAATTTATCTGTTGGTAAGTTTGGTAATGACGCAGGACCTGGGTTAAGAATAACACCTTGTCCACCTGAACCCTCTTTGGTTACAATACCAAGTGATTGAACTATTGCTGAACCTGTAGGTCTTGTTGCTGTCCAACCTCCACCTACTCCAACGAATACTTCAGTTCCTCCACTATATCCTGTGGTATCTACACCTGTAATTAAACCAAGTAATATACCTTGACCTACTGCTGCAGAATCAATGTTCTCACCTGCGATATATATAACAGGCATCTTGGTAGGATCACCTGCGTCCGCTCTATAAACAACAGGGTCAGCACCAACCGCACCTGATACATACAATGGTGTACCTTTTACAATTTGTGTTGCTTCACCGTTATATACTTGTTCAAGTATTGCATCAACATATTCTAATGTTAAATTACCATTACCGTCAGATTGAATAAATGATTTCTCACCATTATCTGCCAATGGATATGTTAGACCATTATTTGTAAACGATCCTGTTATTTGTATATCATTTGTGGTTGCGTAGAATGAACCTGTTTGTGTGAAGATTGAGAATCCGTCAGTACCAGATGTTCCACTTGTACCTGAACTTCCTGAAGTACCACTAGATCCATTTATACCTGAAGTACCACTTGAACCCGAACTTCCGTCAATACCGTTGATGCCTGATGTTCCTGAGGTACCAGAAGACCCATCCAATCCATTAAAGCCAGATGTTCCACTTGTACCACTTGATCCGTCAATACCGTTGATGCCTGATGTTCCTGAGGTACCTGAAGATCCATCCAATCCATTTATACCAGATGTTCCTGAAGTACCACTTGATCCTGATATACCACTTGAACCTGAACTACCTGAGGTACCATCAATACCACTTGTTCCTGAACTACCTGAAGTGCCACTTGTTCCTGATGTACCAGAAGAACCATCTATACCACTTGATCCTGAAGTTCCTGATGATCCGTCAATACCTGATGAACCAGATGTTCCACTTGAACCATCAATTCCTGATGATCCCGAACTACCGCTAGATCCACTCGTTCCTGAAATACCTGAGGAACCTGAACTACCTGAGGTACCATCAATACCACTTGATCCTGAACTACCTGAAGAACCTGATGAACCACTCGTTCCTGATATACCTGATGATCCCGAACTACCTGATGAACCACTTGAACCCGCATTTCCTGTTCTTGAGAACTGAATAACCAATGGTGCATTTGATGTTGGTAATGAACCACTGATGTATACAACACCTATTGCATAATAACCTGTTAAAGGTACTACAGAAAATACTCTAAATATATTTACAACAGTTCCATTATCTCTACTAAGTAATGTTAATGTGCCTCTATCAGTACTTGTTGTTGAATCATCCCAAGTATCAAACCAATCAGTTTGTACATTACCCAATTGATCTAAGTTATCAATAAAAATGTTTGAAACTGATCCAATAGTTGAATTATTATATCTTAATATACCATCACCTGGATCTGATTGTGTTGTATTTGATGAAAAGTTATATCTTACACCACCAACAACACCAGATGAACCTGATGAACCACTAGATCCTGAGGTACCACTACTACCTGATGAACCTGAAGTTCCATCTACACCACTGCTTCCACTAGAACCTGATGTACCACTAGACCCGTCAATACCACTTGAACCAGATGTACCTGAACTACCTGAAGTTCCAGATGTTCCGCTTGACCCATCAATACCACTACTTCCTGATGTACCACTACTTCCTGATGTACCACTAGTTCCTGAACTACCTGAAGTTCCTGAAGAACCACTGGTACCTGAAGATCCGTCAGTTCCTGATGTACCACTGGTACCTGAAGATCCGTCAGTTCCTGATGTACCACTGGTACCTGAAGATCCGTCAGTTCCACTTGAACCTGATGTACCAGAACTTCCTGATGTTCCTGAAGAACCACTGGTTCCCGAACTACCTGAAGTTGATCCTGTATATGAGGTACCATTTATAATTAAATCACCATTATTGATGACAATATCATTATTATTTACAGTTAATGATCCACTTATTGTTATCTCAGTCTCAGATACTTGAATGGGTATTCTATTACCTAAACCATCAGTTATATACTGTAAATTTGAGGTAACTCCTGTTGTTGAATCTTCAAGTTTTAATAATCCCTGATATGATGATGATACGAATTGATTTGTTAATGATGACATAATTTATATTAAACGTCTTTCCAATTTTGTGATATGAAATTCCATAGTTCTGCAAGTTCATTCCACTTTTTATTTCCTTTTACAAATGGTGGTATTGGTATATCACATCGGTTATAACTAAATGGTTGTGTTATATTGATATTGATGGTCCATCCACCCAATATTGTTTCATATTCTTCCAAAAATGGTGTTAGTGTAGCCCCCCATTGACTTTGGTATTGTGATAAATATAAAATAGTGAAGATATCTTTCATTATCTCTAATGTATCATTCATCACATCTCGTTGATTAGATAGATCTATATTAATTCTATCCATAACACTTATTTGAAAGTTATATATAATTTCATTTTGATTTAAACTAACAGGATTTGGAACAATATACATCTTCGTATATAATGGTTCTTTATCAGTCTCAACATCCATTGTTAATTGTGTGACATCTCCAAACCCAACACTATTAATCTGTTTATGTGAATTACCAATACTCTTTAAATCAGATATTACTTGTTTGTAATTGTTATAATATACACTGGTTGGTAATGATAATCCTTCAAATGGTAATAAACATTTATTATAATCAAATGGCTGTTCTATTGTAATATTCAATGTCCACCCACCTAATATTGTTTCAAATCTTTCTAAGAATGGGGATACACTTGAATTCCATAATGGTTCGTAATCTATACTGAATCCACCGAAATCTGCTGTATATGATTGATATAATATTGTGAATATATCTTTGGTTATTTCCAATGTATCTGACATAACATCAGGTTGATTGGAATAATCATCGTTGATCCTATCCAATATGATAATTGAAAAATTATAATCTATCCTGTTTTGATTTAATATAACTTGACCTGGTACAACATACATTCTTGTGAATACAGGTTCTTTCTTGGTATCAATATCCATTGTGATCTGTGTAATATCACCATAACCAAAACTTCTAATTTGTTGATGATAAAACGCAATACCCGATAAATCCTGTATAATTGTTTTGTAATTGACCATACTATTAAATATAAATTATATTTTGTTGAATTGTTTCTTCCTCATTTTTTCAATTTCTTTTTCCTTACTGATAATGAAGCCAAGTTGATTAAAAACTTCAACCAACGATTTTTGAAGTATTGTTTCGTGTTTCGTAATGTCATCGTCAGCAATTCTGTTGAGTACCGCATACCATCCCCATCTTTTTTGAAAAGTAAATTCCATATCATCCTCCTCCATTTCCATAAGAACTTGATCTTCTGCATCAGGGTCAACGTCGAATATTGCAGAGTGGGATCGTATAATTTCCTTCCGAAACGAATAAAAAAAAACTGTGCTCCTAAAAAGTACCTTATATCTAATTCATTCTTGAACAGGAATGCCCTATCCTCCATTGAGTCTACATCATACTTTTCTATCTCATATTTTGGTAATGATGGATCACTGGTTATTGGTCTATACATTATAGCAGTTAATATATGTATGTTATCCAATATCTGATTCTTCTTCTTTCCAAATAATGTATCTAAATCGACAAACTCAGCAAAGGTTACTTTCTTCCAATTGGGTATAAATCCATACCATACACCATCCAATTGAAACCTATCCTCAAACTTTGGTTGACCTGTTGGAAACAATGTCATACAGTAATTACCAAGTTCTTCAACCTTATTATAATCTGTATCTAGTAAGTCTTCCATTGGACATCCTGATAATTTAGATACTACCTTTGCACTAAGATATTTGTCATCAAATAGATCTTTTATTTTGAATATATCCACATAGTTTCCTATCGTTATATATTCAGGTAATGTGTATTCCTTTTTATCTATATCAAATTTTATTTTCATATCATTGAAATTGCGTATCGTTTAGTTGTTTTATTATTTGTTATTTCCCAATACATTCTCATCATAACAGCATCACTTATATCAGGAGATCTTCCGAGTAATGCTTTAACTTGATCTTTGGTTACAACACCTATTTTAGTATCTTTATCTAAGTTGGAATATTTGTGTGCTAATAACTCATTAGTTAAGTCATCAATGATCTCAGGATTGTTTATATTAATTGATATTTTACCATCTTTAAATAGTTGTCCCAACTTATGATAACATTGTGATTTTAGATTGGTAAAGTTCTCTTCGTGTAATGCTTTGGAATTATTTACGAATGATGTAGTTCTCATAAAATCACGAAGACCAGATCCTATTCCATCTGTATCAGTTATAACATTACTTGGGTGAACCCCGTGTGACTTCATTAGAGACTGAATTTCGACATATAACTTATCAAGTGTTAGTTTGGTATAGGTATGTATCTCAACTATCACCAGACCCACCCAAACAACTGCCACAGACTTATCGCTTCCAAGCCTTGCAACGTCCAATGATATATATTTCTTTTCATTATTATTTGGAATCAGTCTAAATAAAGATTGTGATATTGAGTCGTAATCAAATATATCGTTTATACTTGATGAGTAATTCCAATCGTTTTCTAATAGTCTTCTTCGTTGTTGTTCAGGTAAAGACTTTAGTGTTTCGATGTATTGTTTAGGTAGGTGTGGATTATCGTATGCAGTACCTAATACTACTTTGATATTTTCTTGTAATGATTCTTCTATGAATGGTTGATAGAATGTGGATTTAACCCATCCTGATGATTGAGGGTTACAAGTAACTAGTACTTTACCAACCAAGTTGTATTCGTCTAATTTATATCTTAAACGAGATCTTACAATGTTATATGCTTTGTGTGGTATTTGTGTTCCTTCGTCTAAGAATGCACTGGTGATTTCCAATGAACCTAAACTATCATATTCGGGATCTGATGGATTAAACGCTAAGTCTTTTAGTATTATCTCAGATTCGTTAAAAAATGTTATGATATTAGTTTGTTGATTATAATTGTAGTGGGTCCCCGATTGAAGACCCATTAGTTTTAATACCTCAAGTAATGTACGTAATGTTGTTAATCTTAATTGTGTTAAAACAGAACGACCTATTAAATATCTTGTACCTGCGTATTGAACGCACATTGATGATATCCATAAGGTTCCCAAGAATGTTTTTGCAGAACCAGCTCCTCCACCATATAATATTTGTGTAGTTATGTTATCGTTTAGATATTCAAATGCTATCGTTTGTTTCTTTGTTAATTTAATATCAGGCACTATTCATATGTTCTTTCTTTCGTTTATTGTTTGCTTGTTCTTCAGGTGTTGCCCATCTACAATTGGATGGTTCATAGTTTCCATAAACATTAATTCTATCAATTGAATATTCAGGACCTGGTTTTTCACCCATATCCTCAAGAAAGTTTTTAAAACCATCTCTACCTAACCATCTATCACATACAACCACTCCGTATTTCCCATACCATTCCCAATCTTTTGTGCCTTGTTTTGCTCTACATCTTTTCCTCATATCACACCAAGTTTTAAATAATGGATGATAACTTAAACCGTGTGTTTTGTTTCTTTTTGATAGGTTTATACTATGATAACAACCACAACTATAATTATTTTTTATAACATTTATAGTATTTTCTTTTATATTTCCACAATCACAAATACATTTAAATTTTCTTCTTGGTCTTCCTGATGGGTATATGTGTGGTTTTACTTCATTTATTATTGTCCACATATTATAACGATCTCCTTCTTTTACTTCTAATCTTTTTCCCATAAATTTTTAGTCTTGTCTAAATTTTATTTTATCGAAATTTTTATCTCATAAATGTAAAATTTTTTTATGACTTATCCAAAACTATATTAATAGAAAGTGGTTGACCATTACTTGTTACATCGATCTTCTGTGTTGATTCCAATCCAAATAGTTTTGTTAATGAATCTAAAACCTCTTTCTCTACACGGCGATTATTAGACTCAATACAACGATTTAGTAGAGAGAAGTATCTTTCTATCTGTGCGGACAAGATCTCTTCTTGTTCGTCCTCAAATCGTTTCCTGAGACGTTCCTTTGCATCTATCCATAGATTGTCTGCAGCACGCGTTGTGATTCCGAATTCTTTTGATGCTTTATTCCTAAACTCAATTGAATTAAGTCTTTCATATAACATCATTTGGAATACACGAACCATACGTTCTTCATATTCACTTTCAGTGGTCTTACGACCTCTTTTACTTTCTTCCTGTTCCATTATATTCTTAATTTGTTTTGTGTCATAAAGTTGGTGAACTTTCTCACTTGGATTGAGACACAACTATTACAATTAAAGTCTAGTTCTTCACCAAATAAGATTGTATATACATATTGTATTTCTTCTTTATGTTCTTCTCTTACTCCACCGTAACTTGTTAGATTTGCGTATGCTCTTTCAATTACTTCAGTCTCTACAGGAAATATAACTATTTCTTGTATTGGTGGTAAAGAAGTTACTGGTTCTTTTTTCTTTTTACACGATGAACACTTCTTACTTTTTCTCGGATTGTTCTGTGCTTCCATTTTCGCTTGTCTGATTTTCTGTTCTAACTCCGTCATCTTCTTGTGGTTTTATTACAGGTTTATTTTTGTTTTTACAAGGACATCCCATATGTTTTTATCATTTTTTCGTAATAATCTTTATATCTTTTTTTATTGTATATATCCCAAACTCTTCTATGTTCTATATTAGTTTTTTCAGATATTTTTCTATATGATAAACCGTTATTTCTTAATTTAAAAATTTCGAGATATTGATCGAAAGTTAAATTGTGAATTCCAAAAGATTTACTTTCAGATAAACCATTTAATCTTGCGTGTTCACAATTATTTCTTTTAGTTGTCCATTCTAAGTTCTCTACACGGTTATCATTCTTAATACCATTTTTATGATTAACGGTTGGTAAATTATTGGGGTTATCTATATATTTTTCAGCAACCAGTCTATGTACATATTGTACTTTACCATTTAACCATACTACTTTATATCCTGCACTATGATTCGATTGTTTTTTTTCTTTACCATTTAGGTAAACTCTTCCATCTGTTGTTACGTCAAATCCCATTTTCTATTCTATTTAATGTATTTTCTCTTATTATATCTTTCGCCTTACGTACTTGTTTAATAAT